TTCGCAAAGATTGGCTTTGAGAAGCACCTAAAGGTTGTTTGGAATGATCAGCCGCTAGGTTATTCAGGGGCGTGTAATGCAGGCATCATAGCCACGCGCACAGATCGTATTGTCTTGCTGAACAACGATACAGTGCTCTTGCCGCAATTTAAGAATCAGTGGCTAGAAATGCTTAATCAGCCATTTAACGATCATGAAAAGTGCGGCATCTCATGCGTCATTAAAGGGCCGTCAGAGCCGGCAGGGCAAGACTTTGCCATCTTCTTTTGCGTCATGATCAAGCGCAGCGTTTTTCACCGCATAGGCCTTCTTAACACGGAATACGGTGTTGGCGGCGGTGAGGACACTGAATTTTGCATTCTCGCCGAAAGAGCAGGCTTTGAGGTTCTTGAATGCTCGCCCAAAACATGGAATGGCAACCAGTTTACAGGTGTGTTTCCGATCTTCCATAAGGGCGAAGGGACGGTACTTGATACCAACCTGGTGCCCAACTATCACGATATATTCCTGCGCAATTCACTCAAGCTTGCCAAGAAATTTAACCCCGATTGGTATCGCTGGCGCTTGTCCAATCATTGGGAGCGTGCTGTTTTTCTCAAGGGCGATTCGGTTTTCCCGCGGGAGACAACGCGCTATCAATGGGCGGCTCGACACGTTAGGGGCAAGAGCGTGTTTGAGCTTGGCTGCTCAAGCGGTTATGGCGTGCAGTTCATGCCTGAAGGTGTGGAATACACAGGCCTTGATTACGATCCGATCATTGTGGATGTGGCCAAGGAGCAGAACTGGAACGCTAAGGCGCAGTTTGTGCATGCCGACATCAACACTTACGAATTAGGCAACTACGACACCATCATAGCCTTTGAGGTCATTGAGCATCTGGATAATGGCTTAGAAATTTTGCAAAAGCTTAAAAATCACTGCAAGACCTTGCTCTTTACGGTTCCGATGAATGAGCCAGTAGGTTTTTGGGGGCCGCATCACAAGCTGCACGGATTAAACGAATCGCACTTTCCGGGATTTGATTTCAATTACATTGATGAGCACGGCAACATTACAGTAGCACCGAGGCCTATTGATAATCAGAATAGGCTTAATTTATTGATTGGCGGTTGGAATGCCTAACGTACTGTGCTCCATTTCAACCAGGGGTCGTTCACAGACCACCCTGCCGATGGCTTTGCAAGCGGTCATGAATCAAACCCGCAAGCCAGACAAGATTGTGATCTTTGATGATAACGATGTGCATCAAGATTTACGTCATGATCCGATATACAAGAACTTGTTTTGGATGATGGACGCCAAAGAGATTGCTTGGGAATGGATCTGGGCCGGCAAGAAGGGTCAGCATCACAATCATCAGATAGCCAACTGGATGGGATTTGATTGGGTCTGGCGAGTAGATGATGACGCTATTCCTGAGCCAAATGTTCTTGGCGTCTTGCTAGCGCATACAGGACCCAAAGTTGGTGGTGTGGGTGGCTCAGTACTTATGCCACCCAATTACTTTGAAGAGGCTAACCCTACAGGTAAAATTGAAGCGATTGATCATGAACCCAATTCACAATGGCAGCGGGTCAACAAGATCAAGCGCGTGGATCATCTGCATTGCAGTTTCTTGTATCGAGCAGGGGTCTACGACTACAACTTAGGCTTGTCTCGCGTCGCGCATCGAGAAGAAACGCTTTTTAGCTTTGGCTTAAAGCAAAAGGGATATGAGTTGCTCGTAGTTCCTGATGCGGTGACTTGGCATCTGAAAGCGCCATCGGGTGGTATCCGTATGGAAAGCAAAGAAGAGATGTTTGCGCATGACGAGCAGATCTTCCGCAACACGCTAGCGCACAAAGATCATACGATTGTGGTTCTCAACAACGGTATGGGTGATCACATTGTGTTTACGCATGTCTTGCCTGAGATTAAAAATCCAATCGTGTTTGGATGCTATCCAGAAATTCTTCCCTGCAAATCTATTGCAGAAGCCCAGCATTTGTTTGGTGACATTGAGATGTACAACATCTACGCCAAGATGAGCCGCTGGAAGTGGAATACAAGTTTGGAAGGTGCTTACAGGAAGATGTATCTATGATTTTGATAGCGCCCTTTGCTAAAAAGCTTCCTAGTGGCAAGCGCAATCCCAAGGACTATCCGTTTTGGGAGGCGCTGATCCCGCACTTGCCTGCACCAGTGATTCAAGTAGGCGTTGAGGGTGAGCAGCAACTGGTGCCAGACTTTCGCAAGAACCTGCCCATTCAAGCGGTCAGGCAACTGATGAGGCAGTGTACGACGTGGATTTCGTGTGATAGTTTCCTGCAGCACTTGGGATGGGATGAGAAAAAAACAGGGATTGTGCTTTGGTCGGTATCGGACCCTAACATCTTTGGCCATCCAGAGAATATTAATCTGCTCAAAGACCGCGCTAATCTCTCTCAGGATCAATTTTTGTGGTGGGAAAGCTATGAGTACGACCCCAGCAAATTTGTCGCGCCAGAAGCGGTTTTAGAGGCTTTAGGAAGGCTTTTGCATTTAGACAAAGCGGCTTAAAATGATGGCCGTTTTGCGGAGATAGATATGCCGGCAACCAATTACACCCCTATCCAACTGTATCGGTCTTCATCGGCTACTGTGCAACCTACTGCAGCCAACTTACAAGCCGGCGAGTTGGCAATTAACTTTGCTGATGGTAGGTTGTTTTACAAAGACAACGCGGGTACGCCGGCGGTACAAATCATCGGTACAAGGTTTGGGGCCAACAAAACCATCGGCGAGACGATTGCGGCGGGATTAAGTGCATCGACGGGTGTGACGGGTACGGGCGCACTGGCCTTTGCAACATCGCCTACGTTTACCACGCCAGTGCTTGGCGTAGCGACGGCTACCACAATCAACAAGGTCACATTCACGCAACCGGCGTCAGGTTCAACGCTGACCATCGCAAATGGTAAGACGTTAACGGCGAGTAATAGCATTACCCTTGCGGGAACGGATAGCAAAACGCTGACGGTCAATAATTCAATTGCGTTAGCGGGAACTGACTCAACAACGATGACATTCCCGCCGGCAAGCTCGGAAATTGGCTACTTAAATGTGCCCCAAAACGGCCAAAGCACGGCATATACAACTGTCTTGGCTGATGCTGGAAAGCTTATTAGCCATCCATCAACAGATGCCAACGCAAGAACCTTTACGATTGACAATGGTGTTGCCTATCCTTTGGGAACGGTCATATCGTTTTCCAATATGACAACGCAAAATGTGACTATTGATTTATCAAGCGGTACGCTTTATTGGTCTAATACTTCACCGGTAGGCACCGGCTCAAGAACACTAGGACAGTATGGACTTGCAACAGCGGTCAAAATTGAAACCAATGTTTGGTTTATTTCAGGAAGTCAGCTAACTTAGGAATAATCATGGCAGAGAAATGGATTCAGAAAGCGGTCAAAAAGCCTGGTGCATTACACAAACAGTTAGGCGTGCCTGCGGATAAGAAAATCCCTGCAAAAGTGCTTAATAAAGCAGCAAAGGCACCAGGCAAGCTTGGCCAACGCGCAAGATTAGCAAAGACGCTCCGTGGATTTTGATCATGAGCGAGTTGAAACAAATCCCAGAAGTTGAAGCCAGATTGGATACGCACGAGCAGATTTGTGCGGAGCGTTACAAAGGCATTCAAGAGTCATTTCAACGAGTTGATGACCGCTTTCAAGACGGGTCACAAAAGTTTAAAAGACTTGAGTACATACTTTACGCGGTCATGGCAGCGGTTCTTTTAGGACCTGGAGCCGCAGCGGCGTTCTTTAAGAAACTGATTGGCCTGTAATGTTTGATCTTTTGTCTGGTGGTCTTCTAGGTTCAATCTTTGGTGGTTTGTTTCGTCTTGCGCCTGAGATCTTAAAATTCCTAGACAAAGCTAACGAGCGCAAACATGAACTGTCCATGTTTCAGCTTCAAACGGATCTTGAAAAGCTTCGCGGCGAATTTAAGGTAGAGGAGAAATATGTTGATTACTCTATCCAGCAATTGGATTCCATCAAAGAGGCCTTTAAAGAACAGGCTGAAACGGCTAAAGCTGCGGGCTGGTTTGTGGCTGGAATATCTGCTCTTGTACGCCCCGGCATCACTTGGTGTTTATTTTTCATGTATGCATCGGTTAAGGCGGCTGCGCTTGTTATGGCGTTTCAAACGGGCGCGAACTGGACAGAAGTCGTAACCAAGGTTTGGGATGAAGATGACTTTGGTGTGTTTACAATGTGTCTCACATTCTGGTTTGTTGGTCGCAGCATAGAAAAATACCAAAAGTCGTGAATGAAGAGGCAAAGAAGTTAGCCAGAGATGTACTCATCAAGCCCTTTGAAGGGCTGGCTAGGCTTCTGCCAGACGGAAACGTAACGTCTTATCCTGATCCCGGAACCAAGGGGCATCCTTGGACAATCGGTTACGGATCTACCGGCCAAGACATTCAGCCAGGAACTATTTGGACGATTAAGAAGTGTGAGGATGCCCTAGACCATCACATCCAATACTTTTATGCAGGACTTTGCAAACTTAGTCCGACATTTCCAAATGCCGTTCCAAGGAGGATTGCTGCAGTCACAAGCTGGGCGTACAATTGTGGACTAGGAAATTACCGCATCAGTACGTTTAAAAAGCGCGTGGACGCATCGGATTGGGAAGGTGCGGCTGTAGAGTGCCTGAAA